ATATCAGATGTAGATCCCATCCGAGAACGCATACCTCTATCACGATTCATGAACCCTAAACGCGATGACTTACCAGACATCGATCTAGACTTCCCACATTGGCAGCAGGAAACCGTGATGAATCGTATATTCCGGCATTGGCCAGGACAGAGTGCCCGTGTGTCAAACTATGTGACCTACAAGGAAAAATCTGCACTGAGAGAAGCAGCCAAACGCTATGGTGCCAAAGGCACGCTGAAACGCAACTTCAAACTAGAAGACGTCATCGACAAGAGTTTCGTAGAGGAAGCACAGCGGCTGGCTAATAAACTTTTAGGCAAGAAACGCTGCATATCAAAACACTGTGGCGGCATACTGATATTTGATCGTTCAGTGCCTAAGAGTCTAATCAACGGCGATAATCAAATCCTGCTGGACAAATACGAAATAGAAGACCTAGAGCATTTTAAGATAGATATCTTGGCCAATCGCGGACTGAGCCAACTGTGGGAAATAGAACAGCGTGACTTATTAGACTATCCAGAAGAGGATGAAGCCACCGCAGAACTACTGAGCCGTGGAGATGTTCTAGGAGTCACGCAAGCAGAGTCGCCAGCGATGAAGAGACTGTTCCGGGCCATCCGTCCTAAAAGTCGTGCTGACTGTGTACTAGGTACAGCACTGATACGTCCCGTGGCTACTATGGGCCGCAGGAAAGCATCATTCTTCCAGGACTGGTCCAAAGACAACTTCGATGAAACCATCGTGTTTGAAGATGATGCTATAGAACTTATCGCAGAGATACTGGGCTGCGATCAATACACAGCAGATATGTGGCGCAGGGCATTCGCCAAGAAGAATGAAGAAAAAATGTTTGAGTTTATGGAATTAGTAGGTGATCATCCTAGAAAGGATGATGTATTCGCTGCATTGAAAGAACTTAGCCACTTCGGACTATGTAGAGCCCATGCTATCAACCTAGGTAGATTGATATGGGCATTGGCCTATCAGAAAGCACACAATCCAGAAAGATTTTGGCAAGCAGCGTTGAAACACTGTCAAGGATCTTATGCTCGCTGGGTATATCATCAAGAGGCCAAACTATCAGGTGCTGTACCGGCCATAGGTGAAGGAGGAGAAGTAGATGATCTTATCAGAAACGGACATTGGCGTTCACCAAACTTTATTCCTGTGTGCCAAGAGATACGCAAGCCAGGATCAGTGGAGTTCTGCGGCCTCGTGGCTAACTATCGGGTGTTCAAATCAAAACCCAAAGAGTACATAACCTTTGTTACCCTAGGCACCGGCAATGGCAGATATCTAGATGTGGTAGTACCACATGCCATATCATTCCATGAACATCCTATACTTTGGGGAACGGGCAGATTGGGCTACAAAAACAATACAGAATATGTTACAGTATATAAACATAAGAAATTCAATCTAGATCAAGTGAGACATGTAAAATGAGAACAATGAGCAGAGTACATCTATATCCACATAAAGAGCCTAACGGCACAGGTTACATCGTAGCAGAACGCAGAGGACTTAGAGCCTTGGCCAAGAAACTAGAACAGGCCGCAGATGGTGCAGTAGGCTTAGAAACTATCACACTATACGGGTCGGACGGCCATCCATACAAACTAATGATCGTCACTGATATCACAGAAGACGAATGGCAAAATCTACCATTGCCTAAAGAAAAAAACAGCGATCCGTCGACTTTAGATATCGTTAGGATTTACAACGATTTTAAGTCTACTGCTGAATAAGACGAAACCTCCCGAAGGAGGTTTCTATTCTATAATTCTGCTACGCAGACGATATTATTTCTTGACACCTTGATTAACGAAAGCATACATCTTTTCAGCAGTTTCTAGAACTTTGTCTAGACCTGGAAATTCAGGCATACCTACTGTGGTAACGATCTGACCAGTTTTGTCATCGCGCTGGGCTGACATTTCCCAACCCTGCCATTTGTAGGTAAACTCTTGTGCAACGATGTCTTTGGCTTCTTTGAGGATCTCTGTACGGATCTCATAGCCGTTCTTGTTGAACTTGACTTCGGGTGCTTTTACTTCTGGTACATTAAATGTATTTGACATAATTTTCTCCTTGTGTGTGTATGTCTTAGTTGGCTTCTTTTTCTACTTTGTAGGGAGCCCGTGAAGCCTGCTCCTTCTTAGGACCGCATTGATCCAAAGAATACTTAGCCAGATCGATGGCATTGAGCACTATCATCTTGGCGAAATCTGTCTGTGCATCTAGATAACGATCTGCTATTCGTTGTAGTTGTTCGTCTTGAATGATGCGTCTGGATACAGAGCGTTTGGTGTTCTGTATGATGTCTATAAAAAACTCTGGGGTGAACATTATGATCTCCGTGTGTGTCTTACTATTATATATCTTTATTTCCGTAAAACAAGATTATTTATGGTAAAAATTCTCTGTTATTTTCCCAATTGAGGTAATACCAACGCCAACTCGGACCGAATCTTACTTTGCAATAGTATTCGACCCAAGGATCCCAAAGTGCTAGGTAACGTTCAAACACGCTTCTCGCCTAGCATCAGTTTCCTCACTTCTTCATACTTGTTCTGTCGGGTCAGTGTGACTGCTTCTCTAGCCAGCATTATAGAATCAAAAAGAGCTATCAGCCACTTCATAGCCGGCTCCCTAGCGATCCGTTTTTCTTGTAGCAGGTTAAAATCCTCTCTGCCCTGCGCATCTGCGATTCTGTGATAAAATCTATGAAAGATTTGAAAAAGTTTTTGATCATCTGTGTATCTCCTGTGTATCAGTATTTATACTGAGACATGTGCGACCGCACAAAATACTGAGATTTGACATTAGATTAAACATGTTGTAATATTGATATCAAATCAGTTAAATACATCGTATAGTCGAGACTTATATGAAACTTAAAACCAGAAGCATTCTACAGGAATTAAACAGCATAGCCGAAGTGCGCAGCACTGACGCTTTAATCGAAAGCAGAGCCACTAATATCATCAACTCTGCTATCAACCTATTAGAAAGCATCCATAAACATTATGAACCAGATCAGGCCCACGAACTAGAGCGTAGATTGATAAATGCTGTCAAGGGTCAAGATCCCAGCAAATTCGTGCGAGGAGTGCGAAGGATCGCAGAAGATCGCAGACAGAAACGAAAATTAGAAGAATCCAAAAATGAAGAATAGTGTATTCGAAGGAGGAAACGTATTTAAAGACGCGGATAAACAGCCTCTGACCCGCAGGATCACTAGATCAGAAATCCCTACCACTATCGCCTATCTAGAAAAGGAAACAGCAGTCGATTTTTCAACTGACAAGGATGAAGAAGGAGTACCTATCAAATGGTTAGGTACCACGGGACGCAAAGCCGACAGCGGAGACCTCGATCTTTCAGTAGATGCCAACGAAATCAACAAGACAGAATTCGCAGACAAACTGAGAACTATATTCGGCAAAGAGTCTGTGAAATTGAGCGGAGATAATGTACACTTAAAAACTCCTATCAACGGAGATCCTGCAAACGGGTTTGCGCAGACAGACTTCATGTTTTCGGCCAATCCTAAATTCCAACAAGGTAGCATGCTAGGCAGCGGACCAGATAGCCCTTTCCGCGGAGAACATCGTCATATACTATTAAGTAGCATCGCCAGGGCAAGAGGAATGAAATATTCCCCCAAATTCGGTCTCATGAATGTAGAAACTGACGAAACGGTTCCAGGAGGAGATGATTGGAATACCATAGCAAAAACCCTGCTAGGCAAGACCGCCACGGTTAAAGATATACGTTCTGTAGAAAATATCATCGCGTACATAAAAAAATTACCTAACTACGAAGAATTAGTTGCAGCCGCCCGAGAAACTCTAGGACGTTCGGGAATCGAACTTCCCAAGAATGAAATGGTAGAAAATTACCAACCGGGCACTATAGGTTGGATGCGCAGAATCATAGATATCGTAAAATGAGAGCCTGGGAACTACTATTAGAAAACGAAGCGCCTGCTCCTAAGAAAGTAGGCCGTGAGTTCAATCATCTCGAAGATCTAGTGTTCACGGAACCCAACGGCGCTCGACGGGCTGTAGAAGTTCTTAAAGGTCTAAGCCAGCCAGAAAAAAAGATCAGCATCAAATGGGACGGTAATCCCACTGTGTATTGGGGTCGTGATGACGACGGTACCTTCCGTATGGTGGGCAAGAACAACTGGGGTCGTGAAGAAGGTAAATCATCTAGTCCAGACGATCTTAAATCTTTTATCATGAGCAGAGGCAAGGGCGAAGATTGGCGCGAGAAGTTCGCTGGTGATATGGCTGCGATGTGGCCCGTGTTCGAAAAGGCTACCCCCGCAGATTTCCGCGGCTATGTGTACGGGGATATATTATTCCATCCTGGAAAACCCTACGATGGCGCTAATGGAAAGGTGAGTTTCACTCCTAATCAGACTACCTATTCTGTCAAGGGACAGAGTGAAATAGGAAGACGCATCGCTGGTGCTAAAGTAGCAGTGGCAGCACATAAAGTGTTTGAATATTTCGGCGATAAATCAGGTGAAGATTTCGCAGAGCCAGAAATATTCGCAGGTAATCCAGAACTGGTGGTATTTGGACAGACATATACGACCACGAAACCTGCGGTCAATGCCGACAATCTCAGTGTTATCGAAAAGTTGGCTAATCAGATCGGTCCTAAAGTAGACAAACTATTGGCTCCGGTTCCTGGACTAGGAGATCTACAGACTATCATTTATACCTTCGTCAACAATCAATCTAAGGCCAAGGCCTTAGATAAAATCGATTCGGCTAGTTTTTTCCAGTGGCTGCAGAACAGCAAAGTAAGCGCTGGCAAGCAGGCAAAAATCGCCGACCTCGACAAAACCAATCCAGGCGTAATGGACGGAATGTTTTCTCTGGTAGTAGAATTAATGAAAGCCAAAGACGAAGTCATACGAGAACTGGACCAGGCTGAAGGTGATATCGTGGCTCACACAGGAGGTAAGCCCGGGGGTGAGGGTTACATGAGCACCGATGATGCTGTAAAATTAGTACCTAGAGATCGTTGGACTCCATATAGAGCCGATTGAGCACGTTTTTTTCCAAAAATCTATAAATACTAGTGAGAATCGGGCGATTCTCATAATTGCCGGTCCCGGAGCGGGACTGAGATATTAGAGATAAGGAGAAAATATCATGGCAGCAGTAACAAGAGTAAATCCCACAGCAGTGGCATTAGGTACACTTCAGTCTACACTACAACTGAAGATTTTCAAGTGTGTTTTAAATAACAGCGGTGTAGCTACAGCACGTGATGCAACAACAGCAGCATTCTTAACCGACGAAATCGGTACCACAGGTGCTTTAATGCAAGTCAAGGCCAACGGTCTAGAACTAGCATTCATCGGTGACGGTCATGCATTAGATGTAGATACCGTAGCAACCCGTTTAGGACGTATCATCGGTGCTGGCACAGTTAGCGGCGGCGTATGGACATTTACTGGTGGCGGCACATTGACTGTGACCAATCCAACAACTTTCGTTGGTCTACAGACCTAATTAAAAAGTTTCCTAGGGATGGGAATGAGGGCGGAATTAATTTTCCGCTCTTTTTTTATCTCTGTAAATAGTAGCATATTATGGAACGCTACCGAATCATAACCCTAGTAGATATCACCAGAAGCCGGGCCTCACGATCAGAGACGGATAAGATCAAACTAGGACAACAGGCTAATTTCAACAGCCTCCTCCAAGCCCTCGGTATACGTGCCAATATAGATTGGACCAAAGATCCTTGTATGGAGACCGGTAGATTGCCTGATCCAGCCGAGGGTCATGCTGCCCATTGGATATGGGAATTTGAAACTGAACGAGATCTAGTCTATGCCACAGCAGATGATCCAGTGGGATTATTGAAAACAGATCTCCATGGTGTTCCTGTCGTTGACGGACTAAATAACACAGCGATCATCGATCCTGCGGCGTTCCAAACTAGAGGTTCTAAAATCAATATTTGGATACGTGAATCACGGTGATCATGATAAATATACTTTATAAAGGCAAATTTAAGGCGACTTTAATTTAGGCACATGGCTCGGAGCGAGCACTTGACTTAACCTAGGGAGAGCCGGAATGGCCGTAGTAGCAGAACGAGTGAGCGTGCTGGAAACCAAAGTACAGCACATAGATGAAAAGATTGACGATCTCAAAATCGATGTCAAAGACATGCACGATTGTCTCGATCGTACTAGAGATCTGTTAGACGGTAAAATGGAAGAAATGCTTACCGAATACCGTACAAATAGAGATAGATTTTACGAGCATGCTAATTCTCTGCACGAAGATGATCGCAAAACACACGCGGCGTTGGCAGCGAAAATAGAAGAAATAGAGCATTTTAAAAATAGATGGATGTATCTAGGACTAGGTGCTATCGCTGCCCTGGGATGGGCGGCCCATGTAGATTTAGCAGCTATCGCCCAGATGTTTGGATTTTAAAGATCTTCCCACTTAAATAAGGACCATAGGTCCTTTTTTTATGACTGATATTTCTAAACGTCTAGATAGATTCATAAATTCTGCACAGAAGAAACTGATACAGGCAGATCAAATCCTTCCCATAAAAACTGATGAAGGAATATTAGTCGGAGATGTTTTGATAATCAGCGAAGGAAATTTAAAACACATCAAAAAAAGAGATCAAATGCTGTATGTCAATGTCTACCTCAATGCAGTGGCTATAAAATTAGCTAATCTATGTTATAGGAATCCTAGTTCTATCCAGATACAAAAAATATATGCCGCAGATCAGGAATATGGAAAATGGTTCGTCGACAGCCAGATACTGCGCACACAGCACAGAAAAGCCTTGGAAAAACCAGATTACGATCGTGCCGACATGCTGTATTCTCGGTATATAGAAAGCAGAGATAGAGCAGAAAAATCTAAAAATATCGCTAAGACTTTGGCAGACGATTGAATAAATAATACATAATCCTGGATTGGACAATATGAAAACCACAGACCTTTTTAAAATTAATAGATCAAGCAAGCGATTAAACGAAAGCATACTCAAAGTTTTCGGAAAAACCGTCAACCTAGAAAATTTTGATCTAGCACAACTGCATGATGCTCGCAACAAACTACGCACACAGGTAAGCCAGATCCGTGGACAGAGCGGGTTTAACGAAAATCTAGAAAATGATGCTTATCATCAGGCTCAATGGATGCTGGATGCTATCAACTCTGAGATCGCAGAACGCGATGAACACATCATCGAAGCAGATGTAGACGAAGGCAAGATGAGCGAGATCGATATAGATCTACAGACGCTAGCGAACAGAGGCGACGAAGAAGATCTTATCGCTGCACTAGAGGGCGAAATGGGACCAGAGGTGGCAGATGTTCTACAAAACATGATGGATGAAGTCAAAGACGAACTCGCATCAAAAGGCATGAACGATGTCATGAACGATCAAGACAAGATGATCGAGATGCTGTGGGACAAGATAGTTGATGAGCACGGTGGCAATGATTCTGAAGACGAAGGTGGAGAGACCGATGACGGCTATGCTCTAGCGTCAGCAGGTCACGGTTCAGACGAGGATTATGAAAGCATCCAGATCGAAAAAGCGCCTCCAGGAGCCAAGGCCGAGCGTATGGTCAAGCACATCAAGAAAGGCTATGCCGATGATGGAAAACTAACAGATAAAGAACGTTCGATCGCCTATGCGACAGCATGGAAGCAACACAACAAAGAAAAAAATGAATCAGTCAATCAAGGAGATGAAATGACTAAGGTAACAGAAGGCGAGATCCAACAGGCCAGTGCGATCGTTACAGCCAAGACAATGGTAGACAGAGTAGGCCGCTGGATCGAAGAACTTTCTGGCATGGAGAATGACACACTGCTTCAACTAGGTGATTCGATCCGTGACGAGATGGGACAAGAGCAGGCTAAGAATTTTATTTCTACAGTGGCACCTGCCATCCAGCAAGCACTCGAAAATTTAAAAAGTGCGAGAGAAACACTATCAACCGGCGTTCGCGCACTCACAGGAGAAGAGCAACCAGCAGAAATGTTAGGTGCTGAACCGGGTGCCGAAGGCGACATGGCCGCGGCACCACCAGATGAAATGAATATGCCAGCCGAAGAACCAGCCGCTGATGAATTTGCCGCGGCAGAACCAGCCGCAGGAGGAGTTGAAGCCGCAGGTCGCGAACAGCGAGAAAGCATCAATTTCCAGAACAGACTATTAAAAGTCCTGGCAGGTTAATATGAATTCCGAATTTTTTAGAAAGTACTCCGACATCATCGCCGAAGCTGATCAACCTGCAGGAGCAGCTCCTGCCCAGCCTGCGGTCGATCCTAAGGTAGCGGCAGGTGCACAGCAAGTTGGTCAAAAATTAGGAGTCCAGGGTGGCGGTCAGTTAGCGGCCAAAGGGTTAGGTAAAGTCGCCCAGGGACAGGCAGTCACTGGTAAGATGAGCCAGGCTATCGCTCCTTTCGTTGAGCCTTTAGAAAAAATCTTAGCGGATCCTATGCTCAAACAAAAGTTTCTAAATTTAATTAAACAGGTACAACAGTGAGACTCAAAGACGTTGTATCAAACGATAGGGTAGATGAATTAGCTCCAGTCGTAGGTGCGGTAGCAGGTGGCATCGCTAAAGGTGCACAGGCTGTCGGTGGTGCATTAGTCAAAGGTGCACAGGCAGTTGGTGGTGCAGTAAAACAAGGTGCACAGGCAGTTGGTGGTGCAGTAAAACAAGGTGCACAGGCAGTTGGTGGTGCTGTTCAGCAAGGTACACAGGCAACGTCTGGGCTAGCAGGTGGACAGATGGACCCCATGCAGGCAGCACAGGCAGCCAAAGAACGAACCGAACAAAAAAAACAACTGCAAGATCAGATCAAGCAACTCGAACAGCAGTTGGCCGATACTCGAAAACAATTGGCGAGCCTAGGATGAGATTTTTTGAATTCGCAGGTGACGAGGGTGTGGACAAGTTCGTTATGGTTCTTCGTAACTATATAGGTCGCGCTGCTTCTAAAAAAGCACCTGCTAAATTGAACTGGAACGGGTTACAACAGGTCTTACGCAGCAATGGCTTTGAAGTCTCTGCAGATTATGAAACATTCAAAGCCATGTATGATGCCAGCCCTGCGATACAAAATTTGGTTAAGAATTTCAACGACAAAGGTGTGGAATTAAATGTTCCCGGAGCGCCCAAAGATGCGGCAGAACAAGAACCTACCCAAGGCGGAGAAACCAGCCAGGATGTCGTAGACAAAACTGCGGCATCAGCAGCCGCGGGACAATTATCACAGAGCCAAACGACACCTCAGATTTGACAATTCCGAAATAATCCTGTAATATATATAGGATGCAAATACAACACACTCCGCCTCCGTTCGTCGAAAAAATCCAATATAAACCTTGTCAGCAGATCAATGATCCTGTGACTCGCAAGCGTGTTTATCTAACCCCCGACGGAGAACATCTTCCTAGTGTTACGACTATCCTCGGTGCCACCAAAGATATGACAGCGTTAAACGAATGGAAGAAACGCATAGGAGAAGAGAAAGCTAGGCAGATTACCACAGAAGCCGCGGGAGTAGGCACAGCCATGCACAGCAATCTAGAAAGATTCATTGCAGGTATACAACGCCAACCTGGCAACAATCCTGTTCATATCCAGGCTAATGCTATGGCGGACGTGATTATTTCTAATGGTCTGTCTAAAATCAATGAAGTATGGGCCATGGAGCAGAGCCTTTA